TTAAACACAGTAGCATCAGTTAAAGTCAAGTCCGTAAAATCCAACTCATCATTACCCCCATCAAATCTCACAGATGGGCTACCATTACTCTTACATATACCACCATTTTTAACAATAGATGGTTGGTTACTAGCTGTTGCTTGAGTAGCATTGTTACCGCTATTACTTTGGTCGTACCAAGTTTCTACAAAACCATTACGAGCTATGCGAGATATTCTAAAGTCAGATATAGTAAATATTCTATTATCATCACCTTCACTAAATGAAATAAATTCAGAATCATCACTAGTAGAAGTAACATTGAATCCATTAAATCCAGCTACTACATCATATGTATTTGATGTGCCAGTACCACTAATAGAACCACTTCTTAATTTAAATTGAGGAGTAGATGCTCCATCATCACCTCCAGTTAGGACTGCATTAAATGAAACAAAAATATCATCGGTATTAGCAACTTTATTTTTTAGTTGAAAACCAGCAAAAGCAGAAGCAGTTTGTACATCTAAGGTAAATCCATCTAAGCCATTAGATGATGAAGTCCCACCACTTCTTTCTCCACTAAATGAAAAGGCAGTAGCACTTGTTTCATTCGCATCATTGTACAAACCATAATAGTTATTAATGTTGGACTCAATCTTAAAGCGATTGTCTGTTTGGTCTGATGTAAATAAAATAATTTCTTTCATTGTGCCATCAAAGTAAGTTCCAGTACTAACCAGATTTGCACCAATTCTATATCCAAATCCAAAACCACTAATTGGATCATCAGCAGCAGTTGCTAGTTGTATAGCATTTTTAAATAATGTAGCAGCGGTTGATGACTGAATAGCTGTTACCAAAGTTTCATTAGCGCTTACAGATCCACTAGCTGAAGAAACATCAGTCGAATCCATAGAAAATAGATACTTACCACTATCTGCATTAGACTGCTGTAAACTAGCACCGTTATTATCTGCAATTCTGCTATCAAGTATAAAACCATCTACATCTGTATTATCTGGTTTTACTACAGTAAAAATTCCTATTGTAGATGTCGCCCCTAATGCAACACTTGTATCTAAAAATGAAGCACTACCATCAAACTCTATACCATCAGCAAGCAATGCTCCATTCGTTGCAATTTTTGGTTGGTTACTAGCAGTTAATTGAGATGCATCTTTCAAACCAGCTTGGTCGTACCAAGTGTGGACAAAAGCTTGGTGAGTATGAGATACTACTCTAAAATTAGTTACAGCAAAAGTTCCATCATCACTATCTGCAAATCTTATATGTGTTGCAGTTCCACCATTTTGATCACAAGTAAGTGTTTTTGTAAAACTACCAGAGGATGATATCGTTTCACTATTTGACCTATTTTGAACTGTATTTACTCCATTAGATGTAGTTAAAGATGGACTTGCACTACCAGTAAGAACAATATCAAAGGATACAACAATAACATCATTAAGATTAGTATTATAAGGGAAATATCCTCCAGCTACTTCTGTTACAGTAGCTGTAAAACTAGAATTAGTGGCATTAGTAAAAGAATCTGGTCTATCTGAACCATTTCCTCCTTCTACAGCTACACCTACTGGTAGGACTTCATTTAAAAAACCTCCCAATGTAGTAGCATCAGTACTTGGTCTAGCTACAGATACAGATGAATTAGTACTTACTTTATTATCTGAATCAAAATGTACATTTACTTCTGCAGCATCGGAGCTTCTGCGAATACGAACTGAATTACCATCATATGTTTTTATTGTAAGAGATGATATGTAGTAAACATCTCCAGCTTCGCCAGATACTCCAGTGCTATCTGCTACACCATCTGCTACTCGTTGGTTTAAAATAGTTATTAATCTTCTTCCTCCAGCACCGCTTGTAGTTGGTTTATCAACACCATTATATTCACTTCCATAAAATAATTTAGCAGTAGTCCAAGCTCCTCCTACTATTTTTACACCTCTAGCACTATAAGCTATTTCTTTACCACCGGCTGTTGTATTTGTTCCAATATGCCAGAAGTTACCCACAATAGGATGAGTACTAGGAACATAGTATTCAAACTCAACTACACCACTTGTGCTAGATTCATAATTAGAATTACTTGTTCCTAATTGAGGAACACCTCTTTGATCGTTCTCTACTTTAAGAACATCATCTTTAGTAAAAATACCATCATTATTTCCAGTAACTGTTATACTTGTAGTATTTGCACCAATGGTATCAGCATCAGAACTAAAGTCTCCAGTATAAACTAATCTACCCTCTGATACCTTACGAAGGCTATAAGCAGCTGCTGCTTGTGCTAAATCAGCTGGTGGTGTATCTTCTAGTTTAGCATTTACCCAATCTTCTAATGCACCACTAGAAACTTGGTTCGCTGAAAACTTTTCTTCGTCATCTATACTAGCCCCCGTATCGTGTGGCTCTCTACGAACTCGTACAACTTCTCCATTCATCGCACCAATATCTCGCAATGAGTAAGCTGCTGCAGCACCACCGAACCTACGAGCTATACCCAAATCTGTATAAGCATCAGCATAGCCGTGCTTAATATCCCAAGCACCACCTAGATTGCCTTTGAGGACGTTCTCGCCGGAGCCTAGTTGTTCGGAGGACATAATTAATCAGTAAATTCAGATGCGTGTATAGTAGCAGAAACACTACCGTCTCTAATAAACTTAGCTGCTGAAGCAGTTTCTTTAGCCCAAGTGTATGATCTACCAGCAAACAATATATGTCCGTTAGTAGTAGTCGGGGCTGAATCATCATAAGTAACTCTTACATCTGCTGTTTGTACATCAAGCACTATGTAACGAGTTAAGCTGTTAAAAGCAGTGCCGAATTGTACGCCACCAGCTGTTGCATCAACGGTTAGTGTTTGATCCGTTACACCGGTAGTAGGCTTTGGATATAAGTTAGTTGTTCTTGCGTTTGGCATAGGTATATTTTATATTAGTTGTCAACGATTATCGACTTTGTCGATTTACGTAAGTTGTAAATTTTTTGTTTAATGTATTGTTGTTAGATCTGAGGTCAATCTTTTCTAATTCTGTAAATAAGTAATCATCTGCTAGCTGTTCTTCTGTCAGAGCTTTTCCGTGTTGACCATCCATTCTTAGGAAGTCCGCGTAACTAGCGTGAGCTAAGTAATTAAAAAATTCTAAAGGTACTTCTTCTGTACTGTTTTCGTGATCTGTACTTGTAGTAAATAAAGTCAAAGTTTTTTTGTACGTAACAAATGCTTTGTTATCTACGTTTGATGCTATATCTAATATATTAGCACCGGCTACATCTACATAGAAGTCGTACTCTAATCTAGATAAATTTAAGAAAGCTCTTTTTCTGTGTATTCTTACGTACTCTGCTATAGTATTTTTACCAGTCTGAGCATAAGGTATTAGATTCTTGGGCTCTACCAAAAGAGTAGCGCTCCAGCTTTCTACATCTTCTAACTTATCTTTTTTGTTTGTATCTTGCTCTGTATGTACAGCAGATCCAGTAGTATCTACATTTATATCTCCATCTGTAGCAACAGAGGTTGCTCCTCCGGTTGCAACAATCCAAGCATCACTGCTGTTCTTATATATAATCACAGTAGCAGTAGTAACTCCAGCGTATACATTTGTACCGGCTTTACTTCCAGTTCCGCTACTTTGTCCTAGTAATTTATAGTTCTGATTTACACTAGCTGTAGCAGAAGTACTTAATGTATAAGAGTTTATGTCTCTTGGTTCTGATACTGTTATGTATCTAGCCCAACTTGGACTTGTATTATAAGCTTTTGAGTATCTACGATTTATCAAACTTCCGATGTTAAGCTTTTCATCATCCGTAAAAGCAGATACACCCGCTAATGATTTTATTAGTTTAAATAAATCTCCGTAAGTTCTTGTTTGCATTATGCTTTATTTGGGCTAAGATCTGAAAACTTTTTGTTGTAGTACTGTAAAAAATTCTTGGAGTGCACCTCCTTGTGCCCGTACTTATTAGTTAATCGAAAGAACTCACGGGCTGGCATAGTAGCTACGCACTTGCCTAGTACGGGATGAGTCTTTCCTTTTTCTTCTTGTGCTTCTTTTCTAGCTTGTTCTACTCTTAAGTGCTCGGTTCTTTTTTCGATCTCGAAGCCGTTCATAATCTCTTTCATAAACGCACGATCGACTTCACCGTCACTATATCTAGGAAGCTTTGTTATTATTTGAGTCATAAAATAAAAGGTAGGGGGCTTTCGCCCCCGTACCAGTCAATAGTTATTTTACAAACTTGCTTGGATCAAGTATTTTTAAACCAATGAACAACTCACCAGCTGTTAAGTCAGCGTGTGTTCCGTTGATTTCTGCAATGATATCTGTATCAGTTTGTACAAGACTCACTGGTAAAGCACCACCAGCGATAGTAGTGTTTCCGGCTGATTGTACAAATGACTCACCAGTATTTGCTACTGGAGCAGACATAGCGTCAACATCAAGTGCATCGATGAACTCATCTGGGTCGCCAGTTGTAGTGCCTACATCAAGAGTGATGTCAGTAGCACCAGCAAAAGCTGTTCTTTCGTAAGCAACACAGTAAACTACACCACCACCCGCTGGGATAGTAGCAATTTTTACTTGGTTTGCTGCACCTAGATTAGATAAGAATCCAGATCTTTGTAGATCTTGGAAGTCGATTACCGCGTAATGTGTAAAATCACCATTTGCTTCATTTACTGTTGGAATAGCCATAATATTTTACCTCCTAGTTATTAATCAAGATCTGTTATTTTACCGTGAGCTTGTGGGTGATAAACAGCAAGTGTCAACGCACAATCTACGAAACCGCGCTCACCACCACCTAAGTTAGGTAGACGTGTTGAGCCCATTGGAATTAACTCGTGAATACCGAAATATTCTGGGTTAACTAAGTAACCAGCATCTCCAGCTGTTGTTACTGCAATATTAGCTGCTGAGAATGCAGCTGGGTTGGCATTTACTATAGAAACAATACCGTGATCTGATTGATATAAATCAACTGATAGTTTAATGCTACCAGCGTTACCATCAAAGTTGAAGTCACGTGAGTTGCTTGAACCAACATCTGCACCAAAACGAGCGAAATCAGAGATGTCGCGACGTAGGTTTGTATCAGCTACAAGAACAAGACTGTCAACATTTCCAGTTTGGCGGAAGATTGAACTGATTTGATCGTTGAATGTAGTTTCTGTGAAGTTACCGTTTGTGTGGTTGTTAGCAGCGGGTGTACGGAAATCTGATGGAATATCAGTATCTTGTGTAGTATCATTAGTACCACCACCAGCAAGCCAACGTCCTAAACCTTGTAAGGTGTAAGGAGTACCAGCACCATTTTCTGCAGCTTTACCTTGGTTAGCTGAGATTGTAGCTTCGATGTCGCGTTTCAACTCACGAATTGCTTTAGCTTCTGCTTGAGCAACTTTAGCTGGACCAACGGAATCAACAGCCTCTTGGAGGTCTGATACCATATAGTCACGACGGAACTTTTGCACGTAGTTTCCTAGACGTGCACGT